AGCCATGACGTACCAGCCGGTCTACACGGAGCGGGACAACACCATCGCCCCTCACGAGTTTGCCGAGAGACTGGTACAGGTCGCCGCGAAGTACACGACCACCAACGGCCCGCCCTTGATCCTGTGCGAGCAGAACAACCACGGCCATGCCGTCCTCCGTGAACTGGACACTCTCGGCTACAAGAACGTGTGGACCGACGCCAACCGGAAGCCGTGGGTGACCACACACAAGTCGAAGATTGACGCCTATGACACGCTGAGAGAGTTCGTCATCAACGGGATGATCTTCAGGCTCGACCAGAGCACCTTGATGGAACTCCGGTCCCTGCAAATCCTCAAGGTAAGCCCTGAAGCCCCCGCTGGCCTCCACGACGACCTCGCTATGTCCCTTGCCCTCGCCTACCGTGCCCTACGGGACGTTCCACGTTCCAAGCGTAGAGAAGCGGTAGGGGCACGTATGGAGAGCATGATGTCGAACGTGAAGGCTCGCAAAACACGCGCCCGCCGCCTCCCTTGGAACGTAAGAAGCTGACCATGCACTACTACACCCACGAAGAACTTGACGGCGCAACACGAGCCAGCCTGAACGGGTTTGCTCGGTCAGCCAAAATCCACGGTCGCAGCAAGATGAAGGTCAACGAACTGAGGGATGCCCTCCGAAAGCAGTTGCCGCCCCGTGAAGGCACCTCCCCCGGCTTGTTCGTGGAGTTGTGTGCAGGCACGGCTGCTCTCAGTTTGAGGCTACACAAGGAGGGGGCAAAGCCCCCGGTCAGCCGTATGGGATCCAAAACGGGATACGCCAATACGATCCTCCATGAACTGGGACTGTATCCCGGCCTCAAGGCGGAACGCTATTTGTGGTGCGAGCCGGACGACGGGTGCCGCCTGCTGCTTGAAACCTACCGTAACCACGACCTCGCCACTGCAACCGCCGAAATCATACTGGGCTGGAAGGACGAAGACCCCAAGTCCCTGTGGACAAGGCTGCGCAAGGAAGGCCCCGTCGTGGCACCGACCCCCCGTGAGGCTGCTCGGTGGACGCTGGCCCTGCCCGGTGGCGCGTGGACTACTATGCCGCCGAGGGCGATATACTGTGGACCGGGGCACGGACGGAACCGCTGGGGCTGTCTGCCCGTACCGACAGTCGCAGACCGGTACGAAGACCTTGACGAACTGCCCGGTGAGATCACAGACGGAGCGGTAGATCCCCGTGAGGTGGCGCGGTGGTGCGTGTCTGAGGCGTGGACTATGTGCGATGCAAAGCCGATATACAGCGGTCCCGGTCGGCAGTCGGGCACAACCCACTGGCAGACCCTACCGGGAGTAGGTGGACGGGTAGAAGACCTACCCACCATCCCCGGTGAGATCACAGACGGGGCTGTAGAGCCGCCCCTGCTCCCGCCGAATACCGTGGTCTACATTGACCCGCCTTACGTCAACACGACGGGCTACAAACATGACCTCGGACGTGACCGGGTTGTGGAGTTGGCACTGGCGTGGCACGCTGCGGGGGCTACCGTCTGCATCTCGGAGCAGGAGGCCATTCCTGAGTTGGTTGCTCAGGGCTGGCGGTCTGTAGATATCACTGGCAAACGTCAGGGACAAAAGCGTACATTCAGCAAACAGAAATCGGAATACCTCACGGTCTCCCCGACCCCCTTGGAACATGAGAAGGTAGCCCCATGATGAAGCCCTACGAAGTCCGAGCGATCTACGACGACCATTGCCGGTACTGGCGTGACCTCAGACCCGAGATGCGCAAACTCCGCAACTTGTACATGATGAGGTTCTGGGACCGTACTGAGCAGCAGCAGCAAATCACGGTCGAAACCAGTCGCGGCTATGAGCTTATCGAGAGCTTCGTGGCGTCCCTGTTCACTCGCGACCCGTCCGTGGTCGTCACCCCTGACCTTAGAGGCCGTGGCGATAGCGCTGTGACCCAAGCGGTCTGCAACGACTTCCTGAGCCGGTCCCGCGATGCAGTAGAGCAAGCGACCCGTCTCGGTCTGGTCTATCCCTGCTCGTTCCTCAAGATGGCACCCGTTCCCGGCCCTGACCCACTCCAGCGTGTTGACGTTGAAGCCGTGGCACCGTGGGACATTATCGTGGACGCATCGTCCTCCAGTTGGAAGAACCAGCGGTACGTGGCCCACCGCTACCTTCTCCCGCTTGAAGAAGCCCGTCAGCGGTACGGGAACAAGAAGTACACCCCTCGGTCCTTCCACCGGTTCCTTGACGACGAGACTGAGGGCACCGACCTCTACTCGGTCACCCGCAACGAGGCGCGTGGAGGTCCGAACAACTCCACCGAGGGTCGTGCCCTCCCCACGAACAGTGAGGTCGAGCAGTTTGTCGAGGTGGTTGAGTTCTATGATCTCACACCGGGTCAGGACGCACTGGTCGTCTGGAGTCCTGACTACCAGAACGGAGACAAGTTTCTCTACAAGGGAGTCAAGGTACAGGTCGGCTCAAGCCTCGACACCGAGGTCGAGAACGCTGACGAAGGACAGACTGACGCGGAAATCGAGTCGGAGTCCATCACCTACACTGGGATCCCGTACCGCACGGCTTCCGGTCGCATCACGCCGCCCATCGTGCCCATGTACTTCACCACCGACCCCAACGTCCCGCTCAGGGGCTACAGCGCCCTTCGTCGGTCGCAGGACTACTGTACCGAGACGAACATTATCCGAACCTTCCAAGCAAACGCGATCCGCAAGTGCGCCCGCCAGTGGTTTGCCGAGAAGGGTCTGCTGACTCCCGACGACGCAGCCAAGCTCGCTATGGGCATTGATGGTGAGGTGATTGAGGTCGAACTGAGCAACGGTCAGACCCTCTCCGGGTCGTTCATGCCGGTCCCGCACTCCCCAACGCCACCCGAACTGGAACTGTATATCCGTCAGGTGGACAACGACTTCGGGCGCGGCTCCATCATGGCTCCCTTCACTCGTGGAGAAGCAACCAAGGCCACTGCAACTGAGGTCACAGCCCTTGCCGCGTACACGTCCAGTGAGGTCGGGAGGCACAGTCGCACTCGCGATGCAGCGATTTCTGATCTCGCTCGGGTCTACTCGGTCATGTTGTCATTGATCCTCGGTGACGCCACTGAGCCGCTGTACCTTGGACGGGAGCCGACCCTGCTGACCGCCGACGACCTTATCGCGGACTTCAAGTTCCACGCGACGGACGCCGGAAGCACCGCCATGGGTGATGCAGCCAAGCGTCGGTCCATCGTTGACCTGACCGTGCTCCTGACCAACCTCGGAGTCAGCCCACAGGCTATCCGAGAGGAGATCGTCAGGCTCTATGACCTCCCTGAGAGCTTCCTGAGTGAAGAACAGGGCGGGGCTGAGGCGGAAGCAGCAGGAGGCGCTGCACCACCCCCTGCGACTGCACCTGAGACACTGGAGCAGGCCGTTGCCGGTGGCGGCGTCAGCCCTGCGACGATCCAGCCAATGCTCCCCGGAGGTGTTTGATGCCCCTTTACACGCGAGAGTGTATGCGGTGTCAGGTCAGGTTCGACGTGCTCAAGAAAATGAGCAAGCGGGATGACCCCGTGCCCTGCAAGACCTGTAAGGGTGAAACCAGTCGTGGCGTGGAACTGATTGCCTCCACCCCGTCCGGTTGGGGTGACTCACGATGGTCCGGTCGGTTCGACAAGGGCTTGGGCATCACGCTCCGAGACAAGGCCCACCGTGACCGTGTGATGAAGGAACGGGGTCTGGTAGAGGACACCGTGACCGACCAGCGGAAACGTCTTGACCACGCCGTCAAGGACGCCAACGAACACGAACGCACCATGACCCGGTTCAAGTCTGAGCTTACCAAGGCAGACGGTGACCGTGGACTGGCTGTAGCCAACACCTTCCCCTCCACCCCATAGAGGTTTTCATGGAAAAGTCTGAAATCGAAATCGCCGTCCTCACCCCAGCCAAGGAAGCCGAGGGCATGATGGACGAAATGTTCACCAGTGCCGCACCCAAGGGTCGGTTCAGCAAGAGCGTGATGAACGCCCTTGTCCGGGTCTACCGGGACGCTCAGAAGGCGATGAACTTCCCCGAGGCCGAAATGTATCCCGAGTTCGGTGAGGACATCACCGAGTTCCCGCCCGAGTTCGTCCGTGGACTGGCGATGCTTGCCTCCGCTGCTGAGGACTACGGACAGCCGGACATCATCACCCTCGATGGCATCACCAAGGACGAAGACGTTGCCCGTCTCGCAGCCAAGGTCGAAGCCCTGCTTGCTGACTCCGAGTTCCTTGCGTTCCTCGACTCCCCCATGGAGGGAGGAGAGGAAGCCGTCGAGATGACCGAGGAAGGCCCCGACGACATGGAAGCCATGTTCGCTGAACGCGCTTGATCCCCAAACCCCAACAGAGGTTCACACCATGAACACCCCGAGCACGGCCCCTGCGGCCCTCGGAGAGAGCCGTCCCGCTCTCAACGCCCCCTCGCCCTCCGGTGGAGTCACAAGCCGACTGAAGGCCCGTGACGCCACCGAGAAGACCATCACCGACGAAGCCCACGAGAAGGACAACGCCCGCAAGGCGGAAGCCGAAGCAGCAGAGGCTCAGGAGACTGAGCGCAAGGCCAGCTTGTCGTGGGATGACTCCATTCGTGAGATGGAAGACTCCGCACCTCACCTTGCCAAGCTCGCCCGAGAGATGCGTGCCGACTACACCCGGAAGACCCAGACCCTCTCGGCTGAGAAGAAGCGGCTCGCCGCAGACAAGGAAGCCCTGCTGAAGTCTGGAACGCTTGACACGCTCCGCGCCAAAGCCAACGAGGAAGTCGGTGAGTTGAACCCGTTTGACGAGTCCTCCATCAGTGCCCGTATCGAGCGCGAGGTTGCCCGTAGACTGGCTGAAGCACTGGAGCCAATGGAGCGGGAGCACAAGCAAGCCGCCGCCCGTCAGAAGTACGACACGTTCCTCGACAAGCACCCTGACCTCAAGACCGACGAGGGAGTCCGCAAGGAAGTGTTTGAGGCGCTGAAGGCCAATCCCGGTCTTGACCTCCAGAGCGCGTACTACGCAACACGAGGTCGTCGGGCTTCCAGTCTGGAGACTCAGCGTGAGGCAACGAAGAAGGCCCACCAGAAGGCTGCACGAGCCGCCGCACTGACCGCTACTGGTCAGGGACGCCGTGCGGGCACCCCGACCCTCTCCAAGATCGACGCGAAGGACATGTCGGCTTGGGATATCTACCAGAACCTCAAGCGTCAGCAGTCCCGCTGATCCCAGCGGTAGTAAAGCGGTAGCTGTAGGTAGGTGAGGACTCCCCGCTTCGCGGGCACGAGCACCCCTCAACAGACCGGCCTACAGCCCCCTCCCGTGAGGGACACGCTTCGCTGACCGGGAACCCACTCCCCTTCATCAGCCTGTCCTTGACAGGAGGACCAAATGCCTACGACTTCCGGTGTTCAGGCGGACATTCTCGCCTCCACCCTCCGCATCCTGCGCGACAAGGAGGTTGACTCAACCTTCCGCGCTATCGCTCTCCTCGACGCCTGTGACCGCGCCGGGAACATTGTCCGTGAGAACGGCGGTTCCTACGTGGACGTTCCTCTCGTCCTGACCGACCACAGCCAAGTGACCCAGCTTTCGTCGGGTTATGAAGGTGTGAACCTCGCTGTGTCGGACGTTATGCGTACCGGTACTTCCTCGTGGTGTGACGCGGTGGCTCCCATCGTCATCACCACCAAGGAATCCCTCAGCAACAAGGGTGAGCGGGCACAGATTCGCATTGCCGAGACCCGCATGAAGCAGGTCATGGGGATGCTCCGACGCGAGATCAACAAGCAGATCGTCGCCGGAAACTCCACCATCCTGACCGACCTCAACACCCTGAACGGTGCTGTGGCTGGTGGCTTCCTTCACGCTGCGACCTACGGCACCCAGACGGGCACCGCACAGGGCGTGGACAAGGCTGC